GTGTTGGTGCAATCGGAGGTGCAGTCGGAGGACCAGGGGGTTCAGCTGCGGGAGCAACGGCGGGAGCAAGTGTATGGGCAATAAGAGGAGCTGTTTTAGGAGCAGTTAAGGGTTTTTATAGTGGATTTATTAGCGATTTAGAGAGCCAAAGAGGAGCGGCTGTTGAGGCACCAATAAGAACACTAACAGAAACAAAACCATTATTATCAGATATTATAAATGCCCAAAATGCAAACCCAGAAGACAGAGCAAAACATAAAGAACAATGGGATATACAAAAACAACTTATACTAGACGACTACGACAACCTAAAAGAATTAACAGAAAGTAGTGTTTCAAGTTTTTTAGGAGAGAATGGTATAAATCAGTTGAAAGAGTTTGAGGTTTATTATGCAGGAGAGGCGCAACAGTTAGAGTTTGAGTTCGCCGACGCTCTAGCAAACCCAGACCCTACAAAGATAAGGGCAACCTCAAAAGATATTGAAGCTATGAGATTAAGAATAACAGGGAGTTTATCATAATGGATATTAATATAGATAAAAATATATGGGTAGTAATTATTATTAGTTTTCTTCTATGGTGGTTAATATAATGGAAACGGCGATTGATTTAATAGGTACTTTGGGATTTCCTATATTCGTCTGTTTATGGTTTATGTTGAGGACAGAGAAAGTTATTAATAATAATACAGCAGTGATAAAAGAGGTGTTACGAAAACTTTAAATAGTGTGATACACACTTAAACACATGACAAATGAAGATAATAATAAAACTGAACAAAAGGGAGAAGAGGATAATAAACCTCTTTCTATTGTTGATGAGGCCAAAGCGATCAGGGATGAAATCGTCAAAGCCAAAGAAGAACTCAAAACGGAGAACGACAGGCACGAGAAGAACAAAGCGGAAGACATGTTAGGCGGTACTTCTGGCGGTCATGTTGAGGCAAAAGAACCCCAAGAAATTTCTGATGTTGATTACGCTAACAAAGTAATGGAAGGAGAGATTGGCGATGACAAACAATGATGAAATAGTTAGAGTTTTAAAAATTCTTATTAAGGATGGAATGGATTATGGTTATACTTTGAACCCAAGAACACTAGATATTAATTTATTCAATGGGGAGATTAAAGATGAAAAACAATAAAACTCCAGAAGAAGAAATGGATCTAGTAATTTATAATGACGATCAAAGATGGTGGGTAAACATTGATGAGAATGCCACAGCGTCTATAAAACAATTAGAAGATTCAATAAAACTACAAAAAGAGATACAAATCCTCGCACTTTCTAAGATTGACGAATTATCGGATTAAACGGAACATTTAAATAGTTATTCGGTTAAGCGAATATATGGCAGATGAAGCAGTTATGAGAGTTCGGTTTTCCGACCCAGTAGATTTTACATGTGCAGATGGTACAGCAATTCCTAAAGGTACTTTATTGAAATTAGATGATGCTAGGTTGGCTGTTATTGCAGGTGCTAATGATAATGTTTGTGGTGTATGCGCTAGGGATAAAATTGCCTCAGATGGACGAACACAGGTAGCAGTATTTATGGATGGTATTTTTGACTTTACAGCAACAGGGGCAGGTATTGACGTAGGTACGGCCTTTGCAGCAGGCGCAGCAAACGAAGTAAAGGCAGCAGTAGCAACTGATGTAGGAATGAAGACTGTTGGTTTAGCACTAGAAACAGCATCAGCTAATGAGGTTTTCCAAGGTTTACTAAGACCTGGATGTAATAACACGGCATACGTATAAAATGGTAACTGTAGAAACTAACACAATAAGAGGACTGGACATCGATAAGATGATTAAAGGTTTTGCCTTGACAAATTATATTTTTAAGGGAATGGTAAACAATTCTACTACTTCTGGAGATTCTGTTAGATGGTATCAAGAGACAGCAGCAGACTTAACTTTAACATCTCCATCTTTTTTAGAGACTTCTCCTTTGTCTCAATTTGAACAGGCAGAAGTAGACTGGACTCGAAACACAGCCTACCCAAAGAAGTATGCTATTGAAGGCACTATTTCTCGAGAAGATATTAAGAGTGCGGATATTGATGTTTTGGCACGAACTATTCTACGATTAACTAGGGCAGTAGTTAAGAAAGTAGACTCTGTTATTTATAATGTAATGAGTGAAGACCAAACTCCTGCTACTATTGGAACTGCAGCGGCTACTGGTACAGGTTGGGATGATTTGACAAACGGTAATCCTATACTAGATATTATGGCAGGACTACAGGCAATCGCAGAGAATGATTATGATACGTCTGGTTGTATTGTTGCTATGGATCCGAAAAATTATAAAGATTTATTGAATTATGTGATTACTGTTAAAGGTTCTTCTATTCCTGCCTTCGCAAGTTCTACAGTACAGACTGGTGTAGTAGGTACTCTTGTAGGTTGTAAATTGGTTGTTTCTAATAATGTTGTAGCTGATTCTGTATGGATGGGACTTCCTAAGACTGCGGTAACATGGAAATCTTTTGAAGGACTACACTCCGAGACAGAGAACATCATGGGTAAAGGAACTAAAATAGCAGTATGGGAGAATGGTGTTGCTATATTGACAGACCCTAAGGCAGCGTATCTTATTACTGATACAAATACATAATGGGAAGAAATGTTATCGACTCTCCTACTTCTAAATTTACTGTTACTAATTGGACTGAAGACTTAACTTTATCTGGTACTGAATCAACAGCGGCAAATATTGCAGCTACACTGGCAACAGTTATTAAAGAACTACAAGACCAGGGTATACTAAACGGGAGCACATCAGCATAATGACAAAAGAAAATTCTAGGAGATTGTACGACCATTACGTAGAGATTGGTTATGACAAGGCGGCGGAAGATTTATTAAGAAAGTACCCCATGTTTAAAGATGACAAACCTAAAGCCGAACCAAAGGAAGTTCAAGGCGGAGATGATAAAGGGACAGCTGATAGTAAAAGCAATCCCCGAAAGAAAAAGTAACGGAGATTTGATTATGCACGTACCTTCTTTATCATTAATAAAACAATTACAAGGAGAATATAAAGAATAATGGCAAGTGGAATATACAACAGATGGAAAGCAAACCTCATGAATAAAGAGGTAGACCTAGAAGGAGATACAATTTACGTTTCATTATACGACAATTCACATTCATTCACAGCGACGGACACAACCTATACAACTACAAACGAACTGGCTACGGCCGGCAACTATACACAGGGAGGCTCCGCTTTGGCAGGTAAGGCAGTAACAGAGGCGGCAACAACTAAGTGGGATGGTACAGATATTGCATGGGCTAATGGTACATTCACAGTATATCACGCAGTCCTATGGGATTCTACAGCAGCCAATTCTTTAATATGTTCTATCGACTTTGGAGGAGCGCAAACGGTAGCGGCCGCAACCTTTACTATTCAGTGGGACGCAGCCGGTATTATTACGTTAGCTTAAATGGCTTTAACAACAGATTTAGTTTCTTATTATAAGTTAGACGAGAACGGAGCCAATACAGATGTAGTAGATGCTCATGGTTCTAATGATGGAACAGCTACAGGGGCAACTCCTAATGTTTCTGGATTAATTAATACAGCTTATGATTTTACATTTACGGTACAACCAGGAGATTATATTGATGCAGTTGAACCAATTCCTTATACAGATTTTACTATAAATGCTTGGGTATATAAAGATACAACGGCTGAATCGGGAGCAATATATTCAACATCAAGTGCAGTTGAACCACTTGTATTTTTTACAATAAATTCAGATGGGAAATTATCAGTTTGGGCAAGAAGTAATACAGGAACAGGTTTAATTCAATGGGTTGCAACTACACCTGTAACTGCATCTAATTGGCACATGGTTACTTGTACTTTTGATGTTTCAACAGGAATATTTGAAGTATTTTTAGATGGAACTTCTGACGGTACGGTAACTTATTCAGGCGGAACTTGGGGAAATGCGGGATTTACAGAAATAGGTGCGGCATATGATTATAAAGGTGCTGGTTCTCAGGGGATTAATGGAAAAATAGATGAAGTTGGAATTTGGTCAAGGGCTCTAAGTACGGCAGAAATTAGTTCACTTTATAATTCTGGAGATGGTTTT